TAGTTCCAAACATATTAAATCTCCACCATTCTTACTGCACCTGTAGTAGTGCTAGTAGAATTAAAATTAAAATATATAGTATTACCTAACCCTCTAGGTATTGTAATAAAAAATTGCGTATTGGCTGGTATTAGTAAATCGTTACTAGCATTTACGTTTGTTTCAGATGTAGTAAAGTTATAATATATCTCTACTGCTGAATAAATTCCTAATGTAGATGTGCTACCTAATAATAGTTTATGTGATGTGTTTGCTACGTCTGCTGAACTTCCTGCTGTTCCTGCTGATGATACTGTCCAACCACCACCAACTGTAGCGTTTACTGCTTCTTGTACTGAATGTGTATGTAGGTCTGCCATTTTTCTCCCTCTCTAAGCTATGACACAAGCGTGAACGAGACTTGTGATTATTTTATTTATTCTTCTTCTGAAGATTCCTCAACTGATTCTTTGTATGGAGTCCAATCATCTTCTCCATTAACTCGTTCATAATCTTTTTTGAGTTCTTCTAATTTTTCAGGATGTTGAAATAAAATTGTTGTTTCTATTCTTTCAACTTTACCTGATTTTTTATGTTTCCAATATTGCATATTAACCTCATGTTATTGGGGGCATAATAAATACACCCCCAATATTTTAAGAATACTAATTAAGCGTTACGGATTTTAAGACCTTTCTTATTATCTGTATCGTCTATTCTCTTTACACCATAAAGCAAATCTGCGACTACTTTAGTACCTAAAGCATCAATCGAATATTCGCTCTGTACCCTAACGTCTTGCTGAGAAGCAAAAGCTACGGCTGATTTATGAAAAATAGCTCCACTAATTGTATTAGTACCTGCTCCACCTTCATTAGCTGTATCTACAGTATTTGACATATAAACATCAATACCATAAAGTGATCCAACCATTCCAGACCTTAGACCACGATTTCCTTCTCCAACAGCATCATTTCTAATGAAATACTGAGCAATACCACCAGAAGGATTTAAGATGTCTGCAAATAGAGTTGGATTAACAACCATTGCACACTCTCCATCCATGTAAGGAATATCTGCTTCACCTAAAGTAGCCAAAGCTGATTCAAATTTTCCAGCAGTTAGAGTATCGTCATCATCTAGAAGCAAAGACTCTTCAAGATTCTGTAGCTCAGACCATATATCAGCATCTACTTGACGGCTAAGAGCTTCACCCATCATTCTTGAATACTTTTCTACTAAATCAGCTTCAGATTGGATCAAAGTCAAATCTTCAAACAACTTAGCGACATATTTGTGCTTATTAACAACCAACTGTGTTTCTGTAGTTGCAGTTGCATCATAAGATACATCATTACCTGCATCTTTATCTGAAGCACTAATTAAACTCATTTCTGGAATATGAAGAACATCTCCATAGCCTTTTCCAGCAAAAAGAGCAGAATAATCATCTACTAATCCACGAAATACAGATTTTCTTTCAAAATACTTGTAAATTCCATCTGCCCAAATTTCAGGAATGAAATGTTGATCAGTAGTATTGGTAACAGCGTTACCTTGATACATTTTAGCCATTTTTTTTACCTTTTAATATATGACTCCAATATCGTACCCCAGTTCTCTCTACGTTCTTCACTAGACATTTTAGTCCAGTCTCCTATTTTTTCAGTAGGAACTGTTCCTTTAGTGTCTGGTGGGTTTACTTTTTCTACTTCTGTAAACTCTTCAACGATGCTTAAAAGAACCTCAGTATCAACATTGGCAAATTTTTCTCGTTTTGATTCAGGAAGTTGAGCTAAAGCACCTTCACGAAGTCTTTTATCCATTGAATCCCATCTATCCTTGTAAGGTTTATAAGAATCAAGTTGTTTAACAAGCTCTGCGTTTAGTTCTTGCCACTTTTCTACTTCTTGAAGTTTTGCTCTTTTGCTTTCTTCCTCTTTACTTTTAAATGATTCAAGCATCTCACGAAGTTCATTTCTTTCTGAAATAACTTCATTTAATCTTGAAATAGGTACATTGTTCTCGCCTTGTGTGACGTTTTCCTGTTTTACATCTGGCTCGATGGTCGTTTCTTCAGACATTTTTACCTCTTTAGTGAGTTATGAATTATGCAAGAATTATCCTTGCATTAAAGATATGCTATAATGTAAGTTAGTTAAGTATTCTAATGCAAGAAAAAAATTACGAATTTAAGAAAAAGTGGTTTGACTACTTAGGATATAAACCTCATAGTGGTCAAATGCCTTTGCATTACCCTAAAAAGCAAGATGCCAGATTTCAAGTAGTGGTATGTGGTAGGAGATTTGGTAAGACTTGGGCAAGTGCAATGGAAGCTACTTATGTAGCATCTCAGCCAAACAAAAGAATTTGGGTGGTAGGGATGTCATACAAAAAAGCTAGGTTGATATTTCGTGAGATTTGGCAACGTATGGTTGTTGGTCATGCAGATGATGTAGATAAGGCATCAGAAAAAGATATGTACATTCGTTTTAAATGGGGTACAATCGTAGAGGGAATGTCAGCAGACAATCCATCAAGTCTTGTTGGTGAAGGTTTAGACCTCTTGGTAATTGATGAGGTTGCCAAGATGAATAAAAAGATTTGGGATATGTATTTATCTCCAACAGTTGCAGGTAGAAAAGGTAAGGTTATATTTATAACAACACCAGAGGGTAGAAACTGGATATATGATTTGTTTAAACTAGGGGCAGATGATCCAATGTGGGAAAGCCATACGTCTCCATCATGGATAAACGAACATGAGTTTCCATTGGGATTAAATGACCCTGCTATAATTGAAAGAAAAAGGAATATGTCTAAAGAGCTTTTTGGACAAGAGTTCGGAGCAGAGTTTTCTGTATTTGAGGGAAAGGTTTGGGATTTCAACAGAGACTTAGATACAGGAGATTTCCCATACGACCCCAACTTACCTACATATTGTTCTATTGACTTTGGCTATCGTATGCCAGCAGTTTTATTTATGCAAACATATTGGGATGGAGAACTAGAGCATATTAGAGTTTTTGATTCTATTCTACATAAGCAAAATATAAAAACAGAAGATTTGATAAAGATGATCAAAACCAAAGGCTACCCTATTATGTCTTACTATGGTGATCCTGCAGGTAGTAATGTTCAGGGTCAGAGTGGTGCTGGAGATATGGAAATATTTAGACGTAGTGGCATTAGGATTATATCAGCAAGAGATAGAATGAGTAGAAACCTTGTTGCTAGTATAGCATACACAAGAGGATTTTTTGAAAGTGCAGATGGGATAAGGAGAGTCCATGTAGATAGAAAGTGCAAAGATTTGATAGAAGATTTTGAGGAGTACAGGTATCCTGAAAGCGAAGATGGGAAACCAATAAAAGAAGAACCATTAAAAGATGGTACCCATGATCACGGAAACGATGCTTTCAGATACTTTATTATTAATAGGTTTCCTATGAGGAATAACGAAATGAAGAGGATTCAAAGATGATTCAAAGAGTATTAAAGGACAAATTACTAGAAACTAAGCTAATGATCTCTCATGCTAGAAGAAATGAGATAAGAAAGCATTTAGATTATTACTCTGGAGTTTCTGTAGAGCAATATATAACCAATTACTTTAGTGGAGATGCTTTTAGAGAGATACCACCAAGTGTAACTAACTTTACTAGAAAATTTATCAATAAGATAAGCCGTATCTATAGCTTAGGAGCAAAAAGAAACGTAGGTGATGCTACAGAACGCTATGAGCAGTTAATACCAACTAAAAATGTTCGTATGAAACACTCAGAAAGAATGACTAGGCTTCTAGGTACTGTTGCTAATAGAGTTCATTGGAAAGATGGTTACTTTGACTATAGACCTATCTATTACTTTGAGGTTTACTTTGACGATGACCCATTTGTACCTAGTTCTATAGTGTACCCATTGCTAAATAACACAGCAGACCTATCCAACACAGATAATATGCAATGGGAGTATTGGGATAGTGAAAAATATGGACTAATGGATGAAGAAGGTAAGATGTTAAGTGAGATACCTAAGCCTTATGGCATTATTCCTTTTGTTTTTACTCATAGGGAGGATCAGATGGACTCTTTCTTTGTTGAGGGTGCCTCTGACATTATAAACTGTAACGAGCAAGTAAATATAGCTCTTACTGAGATGAACTTAGGTATGAGGTTTAATATGTTTGGTCAGCCGTGGGTTACAGGACTTAGAGCAGATCAAAGTATGCTACGAGCAGGCTCCAACACAATTTTAGACATGGGTGAAGATGGTGCTTATAATATAACAAGTCCATCAGGCAATATTATGGAAGCTATAGAGAATATAAAGTTTCAAATGGAACTTGTAGCTATCAATAATCATTTATGGATACAGTTTGCTGAGTCTGGTGGTGAAGTTCCTAGTGGAATATCGCTAACGATTAAGGATATGGAGAGAAAAGAAGATTATTACGATGATATTGCTCTATGGAGAATGTATGAGCAAGATTTTTATAATGTTGAACGTGTAATAGCAGGATACAATGGTATAAACTTGCCAGAACAGTTCGGAGTGGACTTTGAAGAGATTGATTATCCTAAGACAGTACAGGATCAGATACTAAAAGATCAGTTTGACATCCAAAACAACCTAACTACTAGAGCAAAAATAATGGTTCGTGACAATAAAGACCTTACAGTTGAACAAGCACAAGTTATTATTGAAGAAAATAAGTCTGTTAATAGCTCAGAAGCTCCACAACGACCAGAGCAGTCATAAATGGACATAAAAATAACAACAAACTTTAGTTTTGGTAAGCTATCAAGTAATTTATATAAAATAATCAATCAATACACCGAAGGTTTTGTAAAAGATTCAGCAGAAGGAACAAAACAAAAGATTGATAAGGGCGTAAGACCAGATATAGAGAAAGTTACTAAGGATATTAGGACAAAAAGAACTCAAAGAAGAACTCCTCCATTAAAAGCAAGTGGTGCTTTGTACAACAGCATAAAACAGAATAAAAACAACCTAGAAATGCTTTATTATGGAATGGATCATCATAAAGGGTTTACAACCCATCCTGACTCAATGATTCCAAATAAAAAAGTTCCAGCAAGACCTTTTATTACTACAACTGCTAAAAATAAAGAAAAGTTAGACAAAAAGTTTATTCAAGACGTAAATAAAGCACTAAAAAAATAATAAACATTGTATTAAAGAGCATACTCAAGTTATATTAGAGTATGAATAGAATAGAAGATCATTTATTACGCTTATTGCTTGAATGTTTATCTGCTCAGGAGTCCTCAATAGAGGCTCTTAATAAAAAACTAGAAAGATTGCAGGAGCTATCCCTGATGAACAATGATTTGTTGGGATTCTTAGCTAAAAACGCATCTGATACCCCATTAGTAAACTTTGATATACCTTTTAGTCAGGAACTATGGGAAGAGCTAATAAAACATTCAGCAGAGCTAGAACAATGGGGAAAAGCATAAATTGAAAAAGTTTAAACTCATAAACTGTATATGTATGAACTGTCAATGGGTATGGGAAGTATTAGCTGTTGAAGTTGACAAGGATCAGGAATGTCCTGAATGTAAGTCTTATGATGTTAAGACCTTTAAGAAGCAATATTGAGTGCTTTTTCTCTTTTTATTATTTGTTCCTGCCAAGCCTTTCTTTGTGCTGGGGTTTGTCTACCCATTTTTGGCTTACCAATACCTACGGCTTTTGCTCTCTGTCTCCAACGTCTAGCCTCTCTACGCTTTTCATTCTTCCTGTCTGCTTTCTTTTGTTGAGTAGATAGCTCTTTCTTGGTGGGTGGTTTCTCTGGAATCACAGGTCGCTGAGGCAAAACCTCTACATCTTCATAGTCAGCCTCTAAAACCTCAACCTCTTCCATATCTGATGCTTGGGAGCTAAGGAACTTTTCAAAAGGACTTTGATGGTTGTTTACTTCAACTCGTTTAATAAGTTTACCTGAGTGTTCTAAAACTAATCTACCAGCCTGCACATTTCCAGCTTCAGCCTCACGAACCATACTGTTAAGCACAGTTGGCAACCTAGAACCAAATACAACCATATACTTCTGATAGAACACCTCTACAAACTCAGGGTCTTTCAACCAGTTATGTACAGTAGCTCTAGTAACCCCTGCTTTTTCTGCAACATCTGTTATTTTAGCCTCTGGGTCATTAACAAGAAGGTCTATGGCAATAACCATAGATGGCTTGATCTTTGATGGTATATTAACGCTCATTATGGTATATTATACGGAACTTTTTACTTTTATACAAGACTTTTGGACTTTCTTTTGAACTTTTTTACGGAACGGACTGTAGGACTTTGTTTTTATTTATTTTATGGGGAGTGCGTGTTATTCAAACGCTCAAAACGCTCATCCACCCTACCCCAATAAGTAGTCAAAAGACCTATACGCCATCACTACTCAAGCAAAAATTAATGATTTTTTAACTTGCTTTTAGCCAAAACAGTCTAATTATTTTTTTAATATATTTACATTTTTTACTTGACTTTGTGGGGTGTATGGGCGTA